CTAGTTTATAGATATCTTGAAGGATACCCTTAATTTTAGACTTATCAAGATCTATTTCAGATTCATCTACATAACGATTTAATATGGTAATTGTATTTTCTTCTTCACTTATAGCAAATTCTTCATTTTCTTGCAACTGAAAGTTCTCAATTATCTTAAGATCCTGAACACCACTGGAATAAAGTTTATCTATAAATCTCTCAAAGTTTCTACTGTTCGTTTTTTGGCGAACAATTACTTTTACAATCTTATTGTCATACTCTGTAAAATCAAATAGTTGATGTGGGGTATCTTCATAATATATGTTATAAAATAGTCTATATGGATTATTTATTGGAGTATGAGTTAAAGTCTCTGTATCGAATATATGAAACCCTCTAGGATCATTTACATCGTTCCAGAACATCTCATATGGATTACCTAAGTAATATATCTTTCCATCATTTGATCTAGTATGAAAATGTCCAGAATATACTCTACTGAAGTTCTCAAAGACATCAACTTCCATACCACTTTCCATAATATGACCACGAGTTGCTTGGAAACCATTCATCTCTAAATGTCCCATAGCAACTTTTGATTTACAAGTTTTGATTAGATTCTTTGTACTCTCATAGTTCTCTGAATTAATCCAAGGTAGTAATAATATATCCAATCCATCTAAATTTATCTCAGCAGGTTCAGAGTAGGTTGTTATATTTGAGTAATCATTTAATAATAACTCTGGAGAGTTTACATAATTAGTATCTTTATAATAACAATCATGATTACCAATAATAGCGTGTAACCTATATTTCTTCATTGGTTCAAAGACTACTTTCTTTGACCACTCTAAACTTTGGAGATCGATTGCCTTTCGACTATCAAATATATCTCCCATATGAATCACAGTGTCTATATTATGCTCTTCTAAAGACGGAAAGAAGACATTCTTATAGAACTTCTCAAAGTAATCGTGTATGTGTTTAGAACCCTTCCTAGCACCGTAATGGGTATCTGTTATAATGGCAACCTTCATCTATTTGTCTTGTAAACAATATTATCTTTAATTGTATTGTAATCAGAACTACTGCCTGACATAGCACTATCATCTACTGTCATAACTTCGTCATAACCAGTCTTTTCAATTATTTTTGTTTTAATATCTAATTGTTTCTTTTCTTTTTGTATACGTCTAAGAAAAGCATAATGAACAATTTGAGTGAAATATGCAAATGGGTTTTTAGATTTCGCGGGATCAAAATTATAGATGTACTGAACACAGTTCTCGATACCATCAGATATCATATCTTCACGAAACATATAGTTAACAAAATTTGGTTTATATGATAAATGTGTTGCTATCTTTAAAAAGCACTCTCCAAGATAGTTGGTAATACGTGGTTTTGGTAAATCATTCTCTTTAGCATGTTCAACTTTTGATCTATAAACAATTAATGCTTCTAAAAACTCTTTGTTGTTTACATAGTGCTCCGACTTTTTCTTTGGCATAGCATTGCTATCTCCGTCTTACTGAATATATTGTATCACAAATATAATGACTTGACAAGGTACCCAATTCTATGTACAATAACCTTTGTAGAGGTTCAAGGGTAATAATAGCTATATTACTCAGGTTCTTTAGAATCTGAAGTAGGTGGAAGTTGTTTCATATTATAGATAGTTTCTAATTTTATGCGAGCGTCGGAAACCCTGCCGACTAATCCCATTTCTGATGTCATACTAATTCTTCCTTGTGCTTTAAAAATATCTTGCTCTTCATCTTTTATAAAATCGTTGTATATATCAATTAACTTTTGATCCTTAGTTTCAGTCATAGTAATGACTTTGTCTGGTTTGATTACAAATATGTCCTCATCTGATAAATCCATCCATGATTTTACTTTAATGTAAGAAGTTCCTTCTGCACCATACTGTACCTTCATTATTACAGGACTTTGTGCAACAATGATAGGTTCATCCCCCGACTCATCAATATTGATCAATGAGAGGATTTCTTCTCCAGAAACTAATTTTAATATGCAGTAGAACTCTTCTCCCATTATTTTTTTAAAGGTATGTTTACAATGTCATAATTGAACTTTTCTTCGTTATAAATCTTAATCCTTTCAATTAAGTGATTAAGTGTGTAATTTTTCCTGGATTTGAAGGAAATGTCGTCAGCGATATCATATAGAGTTGCTTTGGTCTTGTTGTTCCCCTTTCTAAGAATCCTACCAATTGATTGTAGATTCCGTATTCGTGATTTGGAAGGAGAAGCAAAAATGACATTATGCAAATTCTTGATGTTGATACCTGTACTGAATGTTCCGTATGATGCTACTATTATAGCATTATTTTCATTTTCTGTAATAGAACGGACTTTTTCCCGATCTTCTGTATCTACACCGCCATGAACAAAGAAAACATGACGTTGTTCTAGACTATTACTATTTATTAAATTATATAAGGGTTCTCCGTGTCCCTCAACTCTTGCAAATAATATTAAAGTATTACCCTTTAAATCCAGTGCTAAGTTACGAATGAACTTGTTTCTTCTATCGTGGTTAATTATATACTGTATTTCATCTTCAAAAGTCTCAAATTTATTCGGTGGGTGTTTCAATAGAAGCACATTGATATCTAATGTAGCAACGTGTCCCTTCTTCATGAGTTCATCTGTCTTAATAATTTTGTATGAAGGACCAAACAAACCCTCTAAAACCCATTTATGTGTTTGCGTTCCATCAAGAGTTCCTGTAAAACCGTAACGAAATTTGGCATCAGCAAGTTTTGTCATTATAGATATTAATGATTTTGATTTAAACTGGTGAGCTTCATCCCCAATTACCACAGAGAATCTCTCAAAATACTTTCTGGGGAGTTTGTAAATTGATTGCCAAGTAGTAATAATGACTTGAGAGTCCGTCTCTCTTTCTTTACCTGCGTATATCTTGTGACAAAATGAACCTACGTCCCAGCCATAGTCTGCAAAATCTTTATACATCTGTTCTACTAGGGAAGTCGTCGGAACGACTATCAGAGTATTTTGCTTGCGTTCAACAAAATATCGAACAATCGAATATATCATCAGAGACTTTCCCGATGCAGTTGGGGATATCAACAACTTTCTATTATGCCTTAGAGCGTCGTATACTCCCTCTACTTGGTAAGAACGCGGAGAATACTTGCAAATAGCATTCATATAGTCTTTAACACCTTCTAAGGAGATCTGCTCATTCACTTCAAAGGGCAGTCCATAGAACTTGCTTGGTTGAAAATCATAAGTGTAATTATGATCTTTACAAAATTGTATTACTTTATCTAATAGTCCAACATATATTTGCTTCGTCTGTGTATTAAATAACCTTATCTTTCCGTCCCAATACTTATTTTTGTATGCAGGAGAGAACTTTGCACCAGGTACTTCAAAAGTAAACTGATCTGCTAACTCATAGTAAACATGAGGTTCTGCCTGTACGTTTAAATATACTTCGTTCTTCTTTGAAATAACCAAATGAGACATAATATCTCCACATCTGGTTTATTTATCAATTAAATCCAGACTGAAATTTCTGCCATTCAATAGCATTTTTTATTTGATATGTACGGTTCGACACTGCCCTTATAATCTCTTCTAAGAACTTTAGAGTAGTATCATAGTATTTTACCTTAAGATTTGCCTTTGCTAGTCTCTCATCTGCTTCCATATACTTCTGTAGTGCTTCTTTCTCTCTGATCTTGTATGGAAACGGTTCTTCTGCGTAAACTTCTGCAGGTGCTTTGCCAGTATAATATCTGTATCTATCTAAACTTATTTCGTTCTGAGTTGTTCTTGCCTTTTCTCGCATCAAAGTAATCGTATTATAAAGAGTATAATACTTTGAATGTAGTTGAGGAATTTTCAATGATTCATCATGTAAATTATCAGGATCGATCTTGGAGTCTTTCTCCCACATCGCCTGAATCTTATCAAGATCCATAATAAAGATTATTTAATTAAAGTTCTTTGCCAAGCATATCGTTGATCTCAAATATAGTATAGCGGAAAGTTGCCTCT